TAATTTTATTTTTTCACAAATTTCAAATGAAAATGGTCAAGACAAAATGGCTATGTACTTTAATTTGGATAGTGGTTATGCGGAGGCAGGTGATGTTGTTGAAATTAAGATGGCTAACGCTGACTACATCAAGAATAAGTTAGAAGAATTTGGGGTTAAGGACTTAGAAGCTCTTGACGAACATTTGACAAAAAACCCAGAACAAGAAGTGTATGAATATGATTACACAGACAAAAAGGGAAAGCGCCACAACGGATTCACTCTTGATAAGCCATTTCCAACACCATCAGAGGCAAAGAAAGCGATTGTTTCTGGTAAGGTTAAGGAAGTCGTTGATAACGGTTCTAAGATTGCTGTTATCGTTGAAATGGAAAAAGGTGGAGAATTTACGGTTGTTCGTGGTTATTCAGTATTTGATGAAAAAAGCAAGCGAATGTTCGCACTTAAAGCCAAGAAAGACCGTTTATTAGACATGTTAGGAGTTTCACAATTTAAGGAACTCGAGGGACAAGAGATTACATTTGTGCGCCAAAAGGCTGGTTCAAACTTCTACTACGACGCCGAAAACGATGAGGAATAAAAAAATGGCTGGCTTAACGGCTGGTCATTTTTAAGGGAGGAATTAAAATATGAAATTAACAGTCCTCGCAACCGGCTCATCGGGTAACGCGTCAATTGTAACAGGAGAGAACGAAACAATTGCTTTAGATTTTGGTTTATCGTTTAAAAAATGGCACACGCTATTAGAAACACATAATTTAAACGAACCAGACGAACTATTTATAACACATTCACACGGAGATCACGCAAATGAGAGCGGTCTTTCGCGGCTAATCAAAGTAGTGCCAAAAATTAAGATACATACTAATCGAGGTCGCTTTGAAACATCAGAATTTGTCGTTGAAGCGTTCTTAGTTGCTCATGATGTGGAGTGCCATAGCTTTATAATCACAGAAAAGTCAAATGGTATGAAGCTAGTATACTCTACAGATGTCAACGGCTTATATGAAACTTTTACACGAGAAGAGATATTCGAAAAAGCAAAAGACGCCGATATTTATGCTCTCGAAGCCAATTTTGATAATCGATGGTTGAAGTTTCCAGAATATCTCGACCAAGTAGGATATAAATATAATGTGTTTGCTAATATGGTTCGTCACACATCAAAACAAGAGTCAATTAAAACATTTTCAGCACTAAAGAAACCAACTTCAAAATATGTACCGCTACACATGTCAAGTCGGTTTTATAATTTCAGTTAGGAGGTAGTATTATGAAAGTTACAATGACAAATGACCAACACAAAACACTTACTGGATTAAAATTAGGGGGCTTTACTTTACTTGGAGTTATGACAGACGAAAAAGGTTTTGGTTTACTCGACCCATATTGGTTTCCATTATCAGAAGAACAGTTTGCTTATGCATGGTTATATCCAGAACGAGTAACTATCGCAGAAGACTAGGAGGTAAAATATGAAATCAGAAGAATTTAAAGGAACAGCTATTCCAGAAGACGTGCTAAATGCTTTCTTCACATTCCTAAACCAAAACAACACTACTACTAAAAAGTTCTATGAGGTTGATGAAGAGACGTTACAAAAGGTTCAAGTACGAGAAGTAACTGAGACACGTCAGAATGATTTAAAGGCTAGTCTATCATTGTTTGAAAAGCTTTATCCAGATTACTTTGATAAGCTCACACAAGAACGCATCTTAAAGGCTCAAAAAGACACCGGCTCATCGGACGCAGAAGAATTAGAAAAGAAAATCAAAGATGGGTTTGCAATCAAGTCTAATTAATGGTATACTAGTTATAAGGTTTTGTTTGAAATTCCTGTGCTTGCAAAAAATCATTCCCCAGTATGGTATCTGGCTCCAACTCAACGAGACGAACAACCCGAGGATACTACCCCGTTAAAAAAAGTAACATGGCTTTAGAACTACTACGAGTTACACTGTTTCGGTGGGCGCTTGTGGCAGTTCTTTTTTTGTGTTATAATTAGCATATTAACGACAAGGAGGGCGATAGATGAAATGGTATTATGAATATTTAAAATTGGTTAGAGATGGAAAACCAATGTCTATCGAGGCGAAACAAGCCCTTGACCGAATACCACAATATCTCAACAGATTTGATTATGACGAAACCTATCCTGACGCACTAATATCGTTTATTGAAAGTTTTATCTATTTACAAAAAGGTGATGACGAAGAAAGCCACCCTTTAAGATTACAAGTAGAACAGAAGTTTTGGTTAGAGTTATTCGGGTTTGTTGATAAGGAGACACACCGGCAAATTATTAATGATATTGGTTTGATATTGGGTGCTGGTTCTGGTAAGTCAACATTTATGGCGTCCGTTGCGTTGGCTGTTATGATGGTTGGTTCTTATACGGGTAATGATGTCATAGTATTATCTAACTCAATCAAACAATCACATGAAACATTCCGAACGGCTAGTGAAATGGCTGGTGACGAACGAAGTGTATTGGGTGATTTAAAGAAACGTGAACTGTTAAAGCCTATTCTAGGACGGATAAAGTATTCACCAACCAACTCTCAAATAGAAATACGTGCGATGGATAACAATACGCTAGATGGTACTAACGTTAGACTTGCGATATTCGATGAGTTCCACAGTTATCATGTTAACGTAATTGAAAACGTTCGTAAATCATCGGCGCCTAAGAGAAAAAAGACAGGTTTTACTACGATGTACATTTCAACCAACGGGCAAGTTCGGGATAGTGTTTTCGATGATTATTATAAGCGTTGGGAAAAGATTTTAAGTGGTGAGATAGAAGACTGGTCTACATTCCCAATGATTTATAAGATGGACGATGTGGAAGAAGTAACTAATCCTGACTTATATGAAAAAGCAATGCCATTTGTTCGTAGTATATCAGACCCAATGATTATCAAGAGTATTTTAGATAAGACGCAAGGTAATCCAGTAGCACAAGCCGAAATATTAGCAAAAAGTTTCAACATTCCTCAATCATCATTCAACGCACTATTTACGACTGACGAACTTGAAGCAACACGAAGAGAACAAGACATTGATTGGGGTAAGGAAGTAACCATTGGAAGTGATTTCTCAGAAGTGGAAGATTTGACGGCTATTTCAATTCTGTGGCGAGTAGATAACAAACTTAGAAACAAGAGCTTTGCATTTTTGCCCGAGAATACTTTTGAGAATAAGACAACCAAAGCCCAACGAGTTCAATATGTAAAACTTATTAACGAGGGATCACTAATATTAACAAAAGGTTCTGCAATCGACCAAGACGTAGTGTATGAATGGTTAGATAATTATATACAGGAAAATCAACTAATCCCAATCGGTTTTGGTGGTGATGCGTTCTTTAGTAAGGTTTACCAACGGCGCATAATACAGGACTACGGTGAGGGTATGTATACAAAGATTAGACAGAACGTTATAAGTTTGTCACAGCCACTTAAAACAGTCAAAGCTAGAATTGCAGGCGGAGACTTCCAGAGTGATGATGATTTGTTATTGTGGGCGCTTAATAATTTACGTGTTAAGATTGACGCAAATAATAACATTTATCCAAACAAACAAAAAGCAGTTGATAAGATTGACCCAGTTCTAGCTACAATCCAAGCATATTATGTTTGGGAATTGCAAGATGAAAACACTGGTCTATTATGGTAAGGAGAAAAATATATGACCCAATTTGATGATATTAACCCAATGACAAACCACACGCCGGATTATGTCGTACCAATTACAGATAACTTGACTAACTCAATCTTTTTAGACCCCAATATGTCCGAGTTTGATATATTTAATAATGTCGCTGAATTTATAGCGGTTGAGTTTACAAAAGTTAAGTTCGTATTTGATAACACACCTAACACACAAAAATTAGATTATTTGTTGAACTTGAAGCCAAACAAAGACGCTACGGCTAATGAGCTATTGTTCGAGTTTGCATATTCTATTTTAAAGCGTGGTTATGTTTATTATAAGATTGACAAACCAAAGGACGCTAAACAAGTATCTAATATCTTTATGTCTAGGAATGATGAATATGGATACAAGAGATTTGACTATAAGCATTTGAAGATGGAGTTGCCTAGTCGTTTGACGGAAGAATATACTAAGCTTATTCACACATTATCAACACGACACACCACATCTGTTATCGAAATTCAAAGTCAACTAAAGGCGCTAAAGGGAGAACAAGACCCAAACAGCCGTGAGTATCAAGTAGCAATGGATAACCGTTTACAAACAGCTGACAACCAGATACAAAAACATGGTAAGTTCTTCACAGGTCAAAACGAAAGCACCAAAGACCACAACAACGTAACTGAACCAGACGGATCGGCTCTTACAGATTTGAAGACTTTAATTTATGAACATCTACACCTATCACCTAAGATGCTATCTGGCGAGTATACAGAAGAAGACTACCGAGCATTTTACGCCAAACATCTACAACCACTCATCGGCGCATTAGAAGAATTATTGAACGCTGAAATACTTGACTATATTTCTTACTCAAACGGAGCGCATATATCTATTATTCTTGACCTTATGCAATTCGCCACATTAGAAAGCTTCACACAAATGGCAAAAGAGGGAATTTATAACGGGTACTTGCAATCTGATGACGTTCGTGCTAAACTAGGATTAAAGCCATTTGAGGGCGGTTACGGACAGATTATTTGGAGTAATAAGAACGCCGTTGCTTTGAATGATGATGTGCTTAATAGAAAACTAGAGACAGGAGACACTACGAATGAAGATAGCGAAACTTAACACAGAAGTCACTATGTCAAAAGAAGATACCAAAGTTACTTTGAAGGGTATAGCTAATTCTTTAACTATGACACGTTCTGGCATCAGAGTAACAGAAGATGCCGGTAAAAGTGTTGTTGGTAAGGTTGTCCCGCTTTTATTAGCTCATAATTGGGATAAACCATCAGTTGGGCAAGTAACCATGACTAATGTAGATACGGAAGGTTTACACTATACGGCAACATTGTATGATAGTTTTGAAGACCGTGAAACTTGGATACAAGGTGTTGAAGGTGGGACGACCTATGTTTCTATTGGTTTTGGTGTTGATAATATTGACGCTGATGGTAACATTGATAGTATTGACCTGTTAGAAATGTCACTAACATCTGTGCCAGCCGACGCAAAGGCTACCGCAGAAATTGTTAAACAAGCAATCGAGAAAGAAGAGGACGATAAAATGGACGAAGAACCTAAGACACAACCGGCTGATGATAAAGAAGCCCCAACATTACAAGACGTGTTAGACGCTATTGCTGAATTAAAGAAAGACTTTGACGACGCTAAGCCAAAAGACGACAAGCCGGCTGATGACACAAAACCAGCCAACGATGAGAAGGATAAAGACGCTGAGGTACAATCTTTGAAAGATAAGGTTTCTATGTTAGAGTCATTCATGCCAGCCGTCGACCGTCGTAGCTTATCATTAGACGAAGAAATGGAATTTGACCGCTTGCGTTAATTAATACACTGTGATATAATAAACGTATCATGAAAAATAAAGGAGACCTATAATATGGGAATTGAATTTTTAAGCACATCTAAGGCGGTTGAATTATACGCCAA